CACCGACGAGCAGGCCCAGGCGGAGTCCCTGGAGAAGGAGCAGGCGGGGCAGGAGGACCCCGCCGTGTACACCCACAAGCTGGCCCGGCCCTTCACCTATGAGAACAAAACGGTGGAGCGGCTGGACTTCGACTTCGGGTCCCTCACCGGCAACGACACCATCGCCATCGAGGCGGAGCTGAACCACCGGCTGAAAAACCTCATGTACCCCCACCTTTCCTGGGAGTTCATGACCCTCATGGCCGTGCGGGCCTGCACCACCCGGGACGAAAACGACATGCGGCTGGTGGACGAAAAGCTCCTCAAGGCCCTGCCCATGCGGGACTATAACCGGATCGTGGGGGCGGCGAGAAATTTTTTGCTGCTGTCGGGCTTGTAGACGCAAAGCCCGGGGAATGGCTCCGGGAGCAGTGCCTGATTCTGGCCCGGAACAACAGCACGCCGGTGTCCTATTGGACGTCGCGCAAGCTGAAGGAATTGGGGCAGTGGATCAAGGCCAATAACCGGCTGGAGGAGAAAAACCAGCGGCGCCGGGAGAACAGCAGGCCCAATAAGGGCCGCAAATTTGGTTTCAAGAGGTGATGCGCATCCATGCGCAAAGAGTTTCCCTTCTGCGGCTCCGCCTTGATTTTGCGGCGCAAAACCGGGAAACTCTGAATTGGAGGAGGGAATTGAATGCCCAGCGGCAAGCAATGCGAGATGCTGTTCAAGCTCAACGCCCAGGCCAATTCCGGCTTCAAGGGAACCTTCTCCCAGGCACAGGGGGAGTTTGCGAAGCTGGGCAGCGAGATCCAGAGCCTGAACCGGGCCCAGGCCGACATTTCGGCGTATCAGAAGCAGTCTGCCGCCATCGACAGCACCAAAGCCAAAATCGCCAACCTGACCAAGCAGCACGAGCTTTTGAGCCAGCAGATCCAGAATACCACCGGCGACACCTCTGGTCTGGAGAGGGAACAGCTCAAGCTGGAACAGCGGATGGCCAGCGCCCAGGGCACGTTGGAGCGCCAGGAGGGCAGGCTGTCCGCTGCCAGCCAGCGGCTGGAGGAGGCGGGGGTCAACACCGCCGATCTGGCCGGGGAGAGCGCCCGGCTGTCCACGCGGATTGAGGAGCTGTCCAAAGAGCAGGAGCAGGCGGCGCGGTCGGCGGCGGCCAGCGCCCTCTTCGGCAAGGAGGCCATGTCTGGAATGCTGGCGGTCATCAATGCCAGCGAGAAGGACTTCCAGAGCCTCACCCAGAACATCGAGAACTCCGCCGGGGCGGCGGAGCGCATGGCGAAGATCAAGCTGGACAATCTCCAGGGGGATCTGACCCTGCTGCAATCCGCCACGGACGGTCTGAGCCTGACCATCGGGGAGGAATTCATGCCTCAGATCCGGGGGCTGGTACAGATCGGGACCAGTGTAATCACATTTGTGAATGAGCTGATCGACCAGCACCCTGTTCTGACTAAGGTCGTTCTGGGCGCTGCGGGTGCGGTGGGTGTCCTGACGGCCGGAGTGGTGGCCTATAACGCCGCGCAAAAGGTAATGGCGGCTGTGAACCTGGCCTCGCTGTTCACCGGACCGGTGGGCCCGATTCTGGCGGTGGGAGCCGCCATCGGCGGCGTCGTGGCCGGGATCATCGGTCTGGCGGAGGCCGCGAACGAGGGTAAGCCCAAAATCGATGAGCTGACGGAGGCCGCCCGGGGCCTGGACCAGGCCATAGAGGACGCCTCCACCGGCTTTGAAGCCTCCCAGACAGAGATTGAGGCTTCGGCGGGCCTTGCGGACCGCTACATCACCCGTCTGGAAAAACTGGACGGCGTCACAGGCAAAACCAGGGAGCAGCAGGAGGAATACCACGCCACCCTGGCCTTGCTGGCGGAAACCGTCCCGGAGCTGGCGGGGGCTATTGACCTGGAGACAGACAGCATTGAGGGAGGTACAGAAGCCCTTCGGGCCCAGACTGAGGAATGGGAGCGCAACGCCAGAGCCCAGGCATACCAGGAAGCGCTTGCGGAAATCTACTCTGCCCAGGCCGCCGCCGAGCTGGAACGGGAGAAAAGCCTGATCGACGTCCGCAACGCGGAGGCGGAACTGCGGGATATGGAGGCGGAGCGCACGGAGATCCTCCGGCAGATGCAGGAGATGGAGGATGACCCCTCCCTGTACGATGCCGGGAAATACTATGCCCTGGAAGAGCGGATCCGGGATCTCAATGATAACTATTGGGATCTGGACGAAAGTCTGGGGACCTATCAGGGCGCGCTGGACGAAAGCAACGCCAAACTGGACGAGGCAAAGGCAAAAACAGAAAGCTACACCCAGGCCATGGGGGAGCTGCTGCCGCCCATGGATTCGGCGGCGTCTGCGGCGGAGACAATGACCGCCCGCAACGAAGGGCTCTGGGCCTCCATTGAGGAGGTGGGCGTCCGGGCAGGAGCGCTCTGCCCGCCGGAGGCTATGGCGGGGAGCCCGTGACCGTGCAGATCTATTTCCAGTTTGAGGGGAACGCCACGCCGGAGGCCGTGGACCAGCTGCGGGAATATGGCGGAGAGTTCGAGGCCCGGGTCCGGCGGGTGCTGGAGGAGTTTTTCCTGGAATCGGCAAGGAGGCGGTACTGATGGAAAAAACCTACACCACGGCCCAGGGGGACATGTGGGACGGGATTGCGTACAAGACCCTGGGCAGCGTTTATTTTACGGACAAGCTCATGATGGCGAACCGGCGGTATCTCCATTTCTACACCTTCCCGGCGGGCATGGTGCTGCAGATCCCGCAGGTCAGAAACGAGAGCGCCGTGGAGGGCCTGCCGCCGTGGAAAAGAGTTGGAAACTAGCGTTTCCAACTCTCCAGGTTTTACTTCGCAAAACTACAAAACTTTTAGCAGGTGAGTGTATGAGTGCAGAAACCCTTGTCCGCCGGACCTGGGCGGACGTGAGCTTCCAGGGGGTGGACATCACGGAGTCCCTCCGGCCCTACTTTTTGGGACTAACATATACCGACAACGAGGACGGAGAGGCGGACGACCTCCAGATCCGGCTCCAGGACCGGGCGAGGATCTGGCAGGAAAAGTGGCTGGAGGACATGGTGAACGCCGCGGCCAGCGGGAAATTCAAAATCAAGGCCGATATCCTTCAGGAGAATTGGCAGGGCGGCGGACGGGACACCCGGCTGCCCTGCGGAGAGTTCGAGCTGGACAGCGTGGAGGCCTCGGGCCCGCCCTCAGTGGTGACGGTGAAATCCACATCCCTGCCCTTCTCCAGCTCCATCCGCCAGACCAGAAAGACCAAGGCCTGGGAGAAGTACACCCTCTCCGGCATCGCCCGAGAGATCGCCGCCCAGAACGGGTTACAGTGTATGTACGAGTCCGCCGTCAACCCCGGCTATGACCGGGTGGAGCAGAGCAGGCAGAGCGATGTGAAGTTTCTGGAACGGCTCTGTAAGGATGCGGGGCTCTCCCTCAAGGCCACGGACAAGACGCTGGTGCTCTTCGACCAGAGCAAATTTGAGAAGCGGGCCCCGGTGCGTACGATCCGCAGGGGCGAAGGGTATCTCAGCTGCACCCTGCGGACCAGCACCGCCGGGACCCAGTATGCCTCCTGCCGGGTGAGCTACGCGGACCCCCTCACGGGGAAAAAGATTGAGGGCGTGGCCCGGGTGGACGACTACGACGAGAAGGCCAAGAACAACCAGCAGCTGGAGGTCAGGGCCAAGGTCAAAAGCGTGGGAGAGGCCAAGGCCCTGGCGGAAAAGCGCCTGCGGCTGCACAACAGGTTTTCCAAGACAGCGAAGTTCGTCTTTCCCGGAGACCCGGCCCTGCTGGCGGGGAACACGGTGCTTCTGGAGGACTGGGGGGCCTTTGACGGGAAATATCTCATCAGCCAGGCGGTCCACAAGGTGGACGGCGGCGGCTACACCACCGCAATTCAGGTCCGCCGGGTGATAGGAGGGTACTGATGGAACTGGAGGAATTGGAGAGCATTCTGGGCCGCCTGGTGCGGGTGGGAGTTGTGACAAACGTGGACATCCCCAAGCGTCGGGCCCGGGTGAAGATTCAGGACGAGGACCTGCCCTCCGGCTGGCTGCGGGTGCTGGCGAATCCGCCCTTCCTCCCCAGAGTCAACCAGCCCCAGAGGACGGAATTTGAGGCGGGCGGCGGGGGCGACGAGGCCTTTTCCAGCCACAAGCACGATGTGGTTATCACCCCCTGGCTGCCCCGGGTGAACGACACGGTGCTCACCCTGTTCCTCCCCTGCCACGACAGCGACGGCTATATTCTGGGGAGGATTGAGGAAAACACGAACTAGGAGGTGATTTTCATGGCGGTTGTGGGCTGCCTGGGCCAGATGGTATTTCAGGTTTCCCAGGAGGTCTTAGAGACCATAGACGGCCTGGAGTGGAGCGGGTCCGCCCGGTACGCCGTGCACCAGCGGCACAACCAGAATGCGCTGACGGAGTTCACTGGGCTGGACCCGGATAAGATCACGTTCAGCATGTTCCTCAGCCAGGCGCTGGGCGTGGACGTGATGGCGGAGCTGGTGAAGCTCTGGAACTACGAGCGCAAGGGGGAGTCCGTCTATCTGGTGCTGGGGGAGAAGTGCTACGGCAAGTGCAAGTGGAACGTGGTAAGCCACAAGATCCAGGCCAAAAATTACGACAAATATGGAAACCTGGAGTCCGCCGAGGTTTCAGTGGAGCTCCAGGAATATCTGAGGAAGTGAACGCATGAGTTATTCTGTATCGGCGGCCGATCTGGGAAACATCCGGCTGAACGAGCCGGAGACGGTGAACGCGGTGCTCCAGAATATCGCCCTGATCCTGGCCACGCCCAAGGGCTCCGTGCCCATGTACCGGGACTTCGGGCTCAGCCAGGAGTTCCTGGACAAACCCATCCCCGTGGCAAAGGCCATGCTGGTGGCGGAGGTCCGGGAAGCTATCGAGATATGGGAGCCCCGGGCTTCCGTCTCGGACATCTCCTTTTCCCAGAACGCTTTGGAACCGGGTAAGCTGGACCCCACCGTTCAGGTGGAAATCCGCGTGGAGGAATAGAAATTGACAAAATCCGACAAACTGATATAATAAAAGAGCCTCCATTTATAGGAGGCGGGAGGACGTTGTTTACATACGAGTTGGAGATCCCAACTCGGGCGGTTAGCTCATCCCCATTCTCAAAGGAAAGGGGGTGGTACACTTTCCCGACTTTCACAAGGAGGGAGGTGGCGCTGATGGGAAAAGAACGCGGGATGAAAGTCCTGCGTTTCGTGCTGATGTTGGTCGCAATAGCGATATTGCTGGCCTACATAGCACCCATAAAAGCGTACTAGCCGCTCGGCTGCAACCCGAACGGCTAGCTATTTTTGACTAGTCTATAAGGGCTGACCGCCATGTGACAGCGCCCTCTTTATGCTTATTATAGTCCAGAGCGCCGGCTTTGTCAAGTGCAGGGCCAGCGCTCTTTTTGCTCATAAAGTATCGAAAGCAGGTGATTGAATGTCAAGGAATCCGGAATACCAGTTCGTGGAGACGGACCCGGGAAAGCTGGAGGAGCTGCTGGTGCGGGGCTACGAGGAGATCACCGGGCGGACGGCGTATCCCGCAAGCCCGGAGAGGGTGTTCATCCAGTGGGCGGAGGGGATTCTCCTCCACGAGCGGGTGCTTACGAATTATACCGGCAACCAGAACATCCCCAGTCGGGCGGAGGGGGAGAACCTGGACGCCCTGGCGGAGCTTCTGTACCTGCGGGAGCGTCCGGGGGCAAAGGCGGCGGTGTGCACCCAGCGATTCCACATCTCGGAGGCCCAGAAGAGCGCCGTCCTGGTGCCCGCAGGGACCCGGGTGACCTGCTCCGGTGGGCCGGTCTGGGAGACCGTGGAGGATGTGTACGTGCCCATCGGGGAGACCCATGCAGATGTGCAAATCCGCTGCCAGACCCTGGGGGCTGCGGGGAACGGCTACACTCCCGGCCAGCTGAACGCCCTTATCGATGTGTATGACTACTACTCTGAAACGGAGAACATCACCGCGTCGGACGGCGGGGCGGACGCGGCCACGGA